GCTCCCACAATAGCATAATTACCACTTATGGCTACACTACATCCAAAATAATCAAGTTGTGCTCTATCATTTGATACTATTTTTTGTTTTTGACTCCAATTTCCATTTGTATCTCTTTCAAAAATATAGGCCGAACCTGATGCAGAACCGTAAGTATTACCACTTACGTTATGGTCTTCATAATCTGCTCCAACAATAGCATAATTACCACTTATGGCTACACTACATCCAAATTGATCACCTGCTTCTCTATCACTTGCTACTATTTTTTGTTTTTGACTCCAATTACCACTTGTATCTCTTTTAAAAATATAAGCTGAACCTGCTTCGTCAAGATTATTAACACCACTTGCGTCATGGTCTTCATAATATGCTCCAACAATAGCATAATTTCCACTTATGGCTACACTATATCCAAAATAATCATCTACTGCTCTATCACTTGCTACTATTTTCGTTTCTGTTAATTGTGTAAATGGTGGTGCTACTAAGAACTTACTATTCAATGGGTTCAATTTACTAATACCATATGTCATATCATATGCATTTATTGCAAACAATTGATTCTTTGTTGATATATTTATATTAGACAAATAAGCCCTTTGAACTGATTTCACATTTGAACCTATAAATGCTAATACATTATCTGTTTCAGTAGTAATATCGTCTGATACTATCAACGCATTAGACACATCTCTATTTCCAGCTAAATGAAATGCATCTATACAGAATTGTCGTTGCGTTTCATTTCCAGACAAATCACTCTGTTGCTTACTTAACAAGGCACTATTTGTAGCTACATCATCATATGTAATGAATCCTAAGCCTTCATCCACAGTTGGTAATGACATTATATATTTAATTTTTATTTTTTATTATTTATTATCAAAAAATCAACCTTTAAAAATATAAGCTGCACCTGCATTATTTAATCCAACATTACCACTTACATCATGGTCTTCCCAATATGCTCCCACAATAGCACAATTACCACTTATGGCTACACTATATCCAAAATAATCATCTGCTGCTCTATCAATTGCTACTATTTTTTGTATTTGATTCCAAGAAGTATCAGTATCTCTTTTAAAAATATATGCTGAACCTGCATTAGATTGGTAAACTGCTTCAGTATTAGTACTAGCACTAGTACCACTTGCATCATGGTCTTCCAAATATGCACCCACAATAGCATAATTACCACTTATGGCTACACTCCTTCCAAAAAAATCACTGCCTTGTCTATCACTTGCTACTATTTTTTGTACTTGGCTCCAATTACCACTTGTATCTCTTTCAAAAATATATGCTGCTCCTCTTTGGTTTTCTTCATAATTTGCACCCACAATAGCATAATTACCACTTATGGCTACACTCCTTCCAAAATAATCACTGCCTTGTCTATCACTTGCTACTATTTTTTGTACTTCATTCCAAGAACCATCAGTATTTATTTCAAAAATATAAGCTGCACCTGCTCCAAAGAGATACACATTACCACTTACATCATGGTTTTCCCAATATGCTCCCACAATAGCACAATTACCACTTATGGCTACACTATATCCAAAATAATCACCTGCTTCTCTATCACTTGCTACTATTTTTTGTATTTCACTCCAATTACCACTTGTGTCTCTTTCAAAAATATAGGCCGAACCTGCTCCTGATTGGTAATTTGCTTGAGTAGTAGTACTAGTACTAGTACCACTTGCATCATGGTCTTCCCAATATGCTCCCACAATAGCATAATTACCACTTATGGCTACACTACTACCAAATTGATCATCTACTTGTCTATCACTTGCTACTATTTTTTGTTTTTGACTCCAATTTCCACTTGTGTCTCTTTCAAAAACATAAGCCGAACCCGCAGAGTGAAGTTCATTAGCACCACTTGCGTCATGGTCTTCAGCACTCGCTCCAACAATAGCATAATTACCACTTATGGCTACACCCCCTCCAAAATAATCATCTGATTGTCTATCACTTGCTACTATTTTTGAGGAATCCTGACTCCAATTACCACTTGTATCTATTTCAAAAATATAAGCTGCTCCTCTTTGGTTGTCTTCACTTCTTGCCCCCACAATAGCATAATTTCCACTTATGGCTACACTATATCCAAAATTATCATCCGCTTGTCTATCACTTGCTACTATTTTCGTTTCTTTTACTTGTGTAAATGGTGGTGCTACTAAGAACTTACTATTTAATGGGTTACTCAGTTGAATACCTTCTATCATTTTATAAGCATTGGAAATAAAATTTTGTGATAATGAGGAAATAATTTGATTAGACAAATAAGCCCTTTGAACTGATTTCACATTTGAACCTATAAATGCTAATACATTATCTGTTTCTATAGTAATATCGTCTGATACTATCAACGCATTAGACACATCTCTATTTCCAGCTAAATGAAATGCATCTATACAGAATTGACGTTGTGTTTCATTTCCAGACAAATCACTCTGTTGCTTACTTAACAAGGCACTATTTGTAGCCACAGTATCATAGGTAATGAATCCTAAGCCTTCATCCACAGTCGGTAATGACATTATATATTTATTATTTATTATATTTCTTGTTTTTCACCATAATAAGAATCAAATATCTCCATCCCTGATTGAATTGCATGATTGCGTGTTTCTTTTTGTGAAGCCATTTCTAAAATATTATCCAAAGACACAATATTCTCTTTTACAACAATGAAATTTTCAATATGTTGATTTTTACATCCAATGATTTTATGAATAAGATTCACAAATACGAAACCCATGTAATCCAATAAATTCGGGTTCTCTTTTAACACAATAGATTCGCTGAATTTTTTGATGACAAGAATTTCTTCCTTGTCATGTTTTTCCAAAGCTGGCTCCAATGGCAAATCAATCATAATACTTCCATCCAAATAATATGTGGTTTCTTGTTTGTATGGTGGAAAAATAAAAGGCACAGCACAAGAAGCGTGAATAGCATCCAATACTTTCATAGTGGGCGTGGTTATATGATTGAAATCAGTATACTCTAGGTTCTCTAATTTCGTAGAATAAATATGAATATCCAAATGATTATGTTGATAAAATTCCTCAAATGTAATATTTACATCCAATTCTTTGTATGTGAACAAATGTGAAAAAATATCAGCAAATACATTACTATTGAAAATACCGAATGTTTCATATAAATGCATAAATGAATCAAATGTAAGATGGAAAAGTTCTTGCCATGGTTTATTTATCAAATAGTTATCTATGACTTCGGGTTCAATATTTAATGCAAGTAATAGACAAATAAGAGAACCTGCAGATGTACCGTACAAAGATTCCAGGTTCTCATAAACGATATATTTTGATTGCAAAGCTTGTTTGATAATACCATAGAATGTGAAAACAGAATGTCCTCCGCCAGAAATAATAATACTTTTAATCATGGTTTATATATTCCAAATTTTTTATATATTAATTTATAAAAATGTCGTCAATGTTTTTGTTTGATGAGAACACACAAGATTCCAAAGTAAACATAGACGAATTATACGAAAAAAGACAAAAACGGGACTTAAAACAGCTCGGTATTTTCAATAAGGTTCTCAATAGGATTCATAAAAGGATTAATCACACAGCAAAAAACAAATTCAATCAAGATACACACATCTGGTATAATGTCCCAGAATATTTAGTGGGAGAACCTGTGTATGATAAAGGTGAATGTATTGCATATGTGTATAACCATTTGGAAGAAAACGGATTCCACGTAAAATACATACATCCAAATACATTGTTTATATCATGGCACAATTGGATTCCATCTTATGTTCGCAATGAAGTCAAGAAAAAATCAGGTGTGGTGATAGACGAACGCGGAAATATTATAGAATCTAAGACACCAGAAGAGAACCTACAAACAAATCCATTGAATCAATTACCAAATTATGAGAAAAAAGAAGAAACCAAATTTTTATCTGTGAAGGATTACAAACCCACCGGCACTTTCTTATATGGTGATGACGTAATGAATAAGTTGGAAAAACGATTAAACCATTGAAACAAGACATATATTTTGTTGTAAAAACAATGTATATATAATATAAATGAGAACCTGTAAAAATATAAAAAGAAATAATCGTCGTGCATTTACAAAAAAACATTATAACTCAAAAGATGGTATGTTGACAAAAATCTGGGGACCTACCATGTGGCATACATTACATACGATTAGTTTTAATTATCCTGTGAAACCAACTCAGGAACAGAAAGTAAAATATCGGAATTTTATTTTGAACTTGAAGCATGTATTGCCTTGTGGTAAATGCCGAGAAAATTTAGTGAATAATTTCAAACAATTGCCATTAACAATGAACAAAATGAAATCGCGATATACATTTTCCAGGTATATTTACAATTTACACGAATTAATAAATACTATGTTGAATAAAGTCTCTAATTTGTCGTATGAAGATGTTCGTGATCGTTATGAACATTTTAGAGCACGCTGTAAAGATATGCCCAAAGTAGATGCTATTAAAACAGAAAAAGGTTGCACGGAACCCTTAAAAGGTATGAAAACCAAATGTGTTATGAAAATAGTACCAGATGAACATAGTTGCGAAACCTTTGAAGTAAAAGTGTAAATATTTATTGAGAACTTGGGATTATATGTAGAGATATTATATACATATAATTTATAAAATGTCAACATACGATAATTCAAATAATGAAATAGAGGTTGAAGAAAAACAAGTGTCCACAGATTTTTGGGGTGAAAATCCGAATATATTGTTTCAAGGTTCTCATTTATATGAAGTATTTCCTACAGAAAGTATGGACTTTAATCAACAATTGAATGCTACTACAAGGCTAATAACATTAATGTGTGTTATATATTTCATATTTTTTGCAAACAAACGTGTGTTGATTGCAGGAGTAATAACAATAATATTCATATATGTAATACATTATTATAGTAACTATATTAGCGAAAACTTTGAAAATGGTTATAACACAGTCGCAGGTGAGCTAGATGTTCCTTATGATATTGCAGAAGACGTATTTGATGAACCAACATCATCTAATCCATTTAGTAATGTGTTAATAACAGATTATGAATATAATACACAGAAAAAGCCGGCACCCCCGAGTTTTAATGAAAATATAAATGAAAAAATAATGAATGAATCCAAAAAAATGGTCCAAGAAATGAACCCCGACCAACCAAATATAACAGACAAATTATTCAGAGATTTAGGTGAACAATATACTTTTGAACAATCATTACGCCAATTTCATAGCAATCCTAACACACAAATCGCGAACGATCAAAAGAGCTTTGCGGAATTTTGTTATGGTGGTATGGTGTCATGTAAAGAAGGAAATTTATTTGCTTGTGCAAGAAATAAAACAAACTATAATTTATATTAAAAAGTATAACAAATGAAGATTATGTATTATTATATATATATTAATATATAAGATGAGCAACTTTCATTCCATGGGACGCATAGGTGCAGATAAAAGTGATAATAGTCAAAGAAATCAAATGAACGCTAAGTTTATTGATCACAGTTTAGCGAATTATTTCAACAATACAAATTCACACGTACAATTTGCTACACAGAATCATGCTATCAATTTCAAGAATTCTATGGGTGGTATTCCTGGTAGTGTTATTGAACAAGATTCTATCTTGTCATTGAAGAGCGAAAATGAAAGACCTTATGAAAAGCTTCAGTTACATCAACGACCTTTTGTAACTGTTCCATATTTAGGTCGTGGTCCAGGAAATATTGACATTGAAACCAAATTGAAACATGGTACTAGTGATTTGGAAAAGAAGAGTACATCAACCATTATGGATAAAACATTTATTGACTACAGCAAATATCCACTATTAGACGAAGTCAAAGAAAAAATTGCTAACCCTGCGAACTCTATTGAAGAGGTCGCTCTTGCTGGTTGGGTTCGTGGTGGTATCCCAACAAGAGAACTCACACATGAAAACGATAAAAAATAAACGAAATAAAGGAAATAAACCTATGAAAATACAATTTGTATATGACATATAAATTGTGTATAGACGTTAGCTACAATGATAATTTCACTTATAGAGATAAATTAAGACAATTTTTGAATATGGATATTTCAAAAGTAGATTTAGATAATTCTATGGATGAAGAAACCTATGACGAACTATTATTTGATTCTGAGAACATGTCATTATGTTTAACGGATATTTATAGTAAAACCAATACCAATACTTTATTTAAGGAACTCTACAATATTGGTGCAAGCAAAATGTTCTCCACAGATGAAGAAATTGGACTATGTGTTTTGCTTTCATATGATTACTTCTATTTGTTTTATTTATGTTTAGTAGACTTCCATAATGACTGTTTTGATATTAACAATACAAACTATATTAGATTAAAAAATAAAATATACTAATATATATAATGGCTTCAACACGTAATAAGAATACAAAAAATGATTATGCAATGGAAAAAAGAGAACTTCTACAAGCAAGTGACTATTTAACATGTAAAGGTTATGGTATTGTACAACAACCATATCACCCAGGTAATGGTCTATTGCCAGGAAAAACATGCCGCAATGTATTGTCCAGTAATGCATGTGATATTGAATCGCATTTATTTGGTATTGGTGTAAACAATTTGGAAAATCCTCAACCTGACCTGCATCCACAATTGAACGAAATAAAGAGTCTGAATGTTTTTGAGAAACCAGTGGTATATGTAGTAGAACCGCGTATAGCCAAAAAGGACCAACGACCGTTGATTTTCAATTAAATCTATTATTTATATCACTATAAATTTTGAAAAATTATAATAATAAGTTTTCAAATTAATCAAATTGAACGACAATTTTCACTTCTTCTTTTTTAATACATTTTGTTGCTGAAATAGATAACTCTTCGCGTTTTTTCCTTGTTTTTGTTAAGTCACCATCAACAGATACGCGTCTTTTAGATGAACTATTACGTTCGTTCATGTCTTTCTCAATGGTAGCATATTGTTTTTCAATATAATCCACAATTTTATTTTCCAACGCCCATTTGAAGAAATTCAATTGTCCAATGGTTGTTTCAATACATGAACCATCTTTGTATGGAAAAGAAATGCGTTCCCATCTACAAAATGGGTCAAAACGTTTTTTGCTATATGCCTTTAATTTCAATTTGTAGTCATTATACACTTTGAATCTGTGAATAGAATCATTATTTTTGATTTCATATACAATGAAGTATTTCTTGGCGTAATTTGTGACAAACCAATCCACAATGCGTAGTGATATTTTGGATTCACCATTGATAATATCAACCATTTTATTCAAATAATTAGAATCGCTATAAAAATTCATCAAATTATCAAGCAACAAATCATTTTGTGTCAAACATTTTTTATATGCCATTAATAGTGTTAATTATTAATAATATTTATATTTATATTATTAATAATATAATAGTATTATGTGTTAGGTGACGAGTGTTTTTTATTGTAATTTTTTACTCTGTATAATTCAAACATGATGGCTAAAACCTGCTGCTTCGGTCATTTCAATCATTGACTTACATTCTTGATTTGATAAAATATTTTTAACTGAATGAATTATATCCTTAACATGATGACAACATGTGTTATTAATTTGTTCTTGTGACATCTAGATATTTACAATATTATTTTTTTATATCATTTTACAAATGTATTTTTGACATTAAAAAATAATTATATGGTAAATAATCATTTTTGTTGTTAGCACTAATACGCTAGTTATTTTTTATATTCTTTCGGTTTGGGATAATTAAAAATTAAAAAAATTGATTATCTTTTTAAGAATTTCAAGATAGACATATATCATTCATTATTATGTATTCAGAAGAAATTATATCTGTTTGTGCTTTAGAAAAGTGTAAATCTAAATGTATAAACGAGACAAAATATTGTATCAAACACCAAATCAATGTATTCCTTGATGAGACAAAGGCATTGAATAAGCGACCGTGTGCGAATTATATTCGAAAGTGTCGTTCACAGTTGGATGAGTCATACACAAAAAAGAGGTGTGAAGATTGTCTAAAAAAAGAAAGAATAAAAGATAAGAGACGGCGTGGTTTAGCAGTAGATACGACCGTCACTGAAAATAATACAAAACTTTGCTCAAAATGTAATACGGAAAAGGATATGGAATGTTTCAAAGGCGAAAAAGGCGGAATTACAAAAACGTGTGATACTTGTAGGGCTCAAAATAAGAAGCAAGATGCGAAAAGAGACAAAGACCATAGAAATGCGGTGGCACGTATAGCGGAACAAAAACCTGCACGAAAAGCGGTGAAACAGGCATGGACTAAAAACAATCACGATAAAGTTGCTTTGATAACCATGAACTACCGACAACGACAAATTGAAAAAGATATTGATGGGTATCATAAACGTCAGGCGGATAATGCCAAACGCTGGAGGGAAAACAACCCGGAAAAGGTGTGTGTGAATAATACAAAGAAAAGAGAATCTATTGATTTACAATATAATATTTACAAGCAATCAGCTTATCAACGAAATATAGAATTTTGTTTGAGTTATCCTTTATATGAATCAATTGTGAGTTCTCCATGTGTATATTGTAATGAAGTCCAAGAAAGAGGGTTTAATGGTATTGATCGTGTGGATTCTACTGTTGGATATGTTGAATCTAATTGCCAAAGCTGTTGTCAAATGTGTAACTATATGAAAGGTTGTTGTAGTGTTGATTACTTCTTGAAAAAAATAGAGCACATTTTGACATTTCAAAATAAGACCGATGGAAAATTGTGTTTTGAACTTATGCCGAACTATAAGAGTAGATACTATAGTGATTATCAACGCTCTGCTATTAGAAGAGGAAAATCATTTGAAATATCACGGGAACTGTTTGATAAAGTTCGGCTACAAGATTGTTACATATGCGGAAAACAAAATTCACCTGATCATAAAAACGGTATAGATAGAGTGGATAATTCAAAAGGATATATAGACGGAAACATTAAGTCTTGTTGTTCCGACTGTAATTATCTAAAAAGAAATTATGATTTGGATTTGGTATTTGATAAATTCCAAAGAATATACAAAAATAAAGTTGAATTATTGGAGGTTATGGAAAACACTACAAATAAACATATTGTTATGAATAATGTAAAGTTGTCGAAACAATCTAGACAACAACAATACAAAATGAATCGTCATGATAAAAACAAAAAGTTATTAGAGAAATATTCCAACGAGGAATATAAAATGCGTCGTGCCAAAGAATTGGCATTAATGCGGAAACAGAAAAATCAGACATGAATTTCATATGAAATATCTTTGAGGTGATGTAACAATCGCGGCTTCTGTATATCACGATGATATTGCTTGAAAAACTCATCTAATCCCATAGAATCTATATTTTTTTCAGTAAGAAATGGCATTAGATGGCCTGCTCCTATACAAATATGTATATCTTCATTTGTATGACTATATTTCTCATAAAAGTGTAATATATGTTTTGACATTTCATATTCTCTTTCAATCAAAGTGTACTTTATGATAATATCGTTGATATTTTGGTTTGGAAATATTGTTTCGAATATATTGTTAACGATAATTTGTATGAATCTATAGGGTATTTTTGATGGAAGGCCTCCATATAATTTTGCACGTTCACGGATATGTTGTTGCAGGTATTCATGAATATTATTATAATCGGTAATATCGAACTGAATATCTTGAATAAAATATTCAAAACTCTTGTACCAATCTTCATCCTGATATTTTTCTATATCCATTTCCACGTTGTTTTTAAAAATTAGAACACACAACAAGAAATGAACCAATACGGGAAGTGAATACTTCCCACCGTCCTTCAAAATATCATAATGAACATCACAGGTCAATTGATATAATGTACATAAAGATACATATGGATAATTATTCATAGATTCAAATCCATTTACATATTCCAAACTATTTGGCTCGTATTTTTTACATTCTAATAGTAGAAAAATTTCTTTATTCTCTGCACGTTTTTTAAGAATATTTTTCTGTGTGATATACGGTTCTATATGAACTTCGGGATGAAAAATTATCATTATAAATATTATTAAATAATGAATAATATTTATTTAATTTTTTATGATTTATTTTTTATATTTTTGATAAAGTAGATACAAATATTACACTTATGCCCAGAAAAGATCGTCCAAAGCGATGGCAATATTTGAAACGTTGCTGTATGCTACGCCAGCCATGCCACTCATGACACGAAGGACGTTGTAGTTAACAGCGTACACACGGACCTTGGCAGTGTTGGCACCGCTGACAGTTCCAGAAGAAAGAACAAGTTGAAGAACAGCGTTATCAATTCTGGAGAAGTTGCATGTTCCAGATGGTTGGTGCTCCTCAGGGCGAAGGGCGAAGGAGTAGACGTTGATACCAGTGTCAGGGTTTCTGGTGTGGTGTTGGTAAGGTTGGACAACGTCAAAGTAGGATCCCTCACGCTCAGAGAATCGGTCTTGGCCGTTAAGCTGAAGCTTAGCGGTGACGACCGGGTTCTCACCCCAGCAGTGGAGGTCAAGAGCGGTCTCAGCAAGAACGAATGTTCCGGCATCAGATACGTTGGAACCACCAGCGGCGGCAAGACCAGCGAAGGCGTTGGTTCCGTTGGCATCAGTGGCACCGGCGGCCTCAAAGACACCACCAGAGATGAAGGCATTGGAGCCAGAAAGCTCATCAGGGGCACCGAAGGCATGGACGGCGTTAGGAAGAGCGTCAATGGCATCAGTGTAGTTGAATGGCTGAGCACCAAGAGTCTTGTAGAGGGTTGAACCACCGTTCAATGAAGAGCAGTAGTCAACGTTGGCATCAGGTTGTACAACCCAGATGAGCTCCTTGCAAGGGTGGTTGAAGTTGAGCTTGATCTTGTTGGAAGAAGAACCAACAGATTCATCACCAGTGAATTGAAGTTGTTCAAAGAGGTACTCATGAGGGTTCTGAGCCATCTTTCTACGTTCATCGGTATCAAGGAAGATGTAATCAACGTAAAGAGAAGCAGCAACAAGGGATTGTTGGTAGGCCTGGGAGACAGATACTGATACATCTGAGGTCTCAGTAAGGTTGCTGACAGCCCAGAGACACTCACCAATAGGTCTAAGATCAAGGTTGATCTTGACTTCGTGGTATTGAAGGGCAATAAGAGGAAGGGCAAGTCCAGGGTTTCTGCAGTACCAGAATTGAAGAGGAATGTAAAGAGTGGTCTCAGGAAGGGCATTTCTAGGAGCACATACTTGGGCAGGTCCTCCGACGGCGGCACAAGGTCCGTTAACATCAGCGAAGGTAGGGTCAGTGATGTATGTAAGTTGAGTGGTGTTACCAATCATCTTGTGGTATCCCTTTTGTTGTTCGGATGTTAGGGTAAGTTGGTTCCAGATGTGCATCCAGTCACCGTATTGTCTGTCTATTCTTTGACCTCCAATCTCAATCTCAACCTGGGAGACAAGTTGTTCCCCAGGGAAATCAAGCCATCTGGCGTAAACAGGGTCAGTTTGTCCATTGACATTCTGGTTGATTTCAGGAAGAGTTACCTGAAGGTAAGTTCTGTAGGCAAGATCACCGTTTCTTGAGATAGTGCAAGAAATGCGCTTTCCGAAGTCGGCTTGTCCGTTGAATGTCTGTTCAATGGATTCCATGGCAAAGTTTGTGTGTCTTCTGTAAGATACCTTCCAGAAGGTGATTTCAGGAGTTCCAGTAAGGAATACGTCTTGAGCCCCGTAGGCTACCAATTGCATCAAAGCGCCACCCATTTTGAGTTATATACTATCTAAAGAAAATAATTTCAGAAAAAAACGTTTAATTAAATTAAAATTATATTTTAAAAACTTTCCCATTTTTTCTTATAAATTCTTCTAAATACTTCTCCTCATAAACTTCCTTCTTATTTTCATGCTTCTTTGTAAATATATAACTCGAACCATTCTTTTTTATCTTCCAATCATCATTCAATGCATTCATTATAAAGCACATCTTATAGAATTCATTCTTGTCTATTGTCACATTCTCCATTTATTATATTTCATTATTTTTTTACAAGTATTTTAACCACAAAAACACTTATAGACACATTCATAATTAAATTATGAAAAAAATACAAAATATTGATAAAACACATAGTGAGTTTTTAGATAATTTTGACAAAAATGAAAATATTGAATTACCTAAACTTTCTCAGAGAAAAAAAGTTTTGTTGAATAAATTAAAAGATACTACTTTGAAAATTGATGAAAAAATGTCTTTGAAGGATGAAATCAAAAGCATCAATAGTCAAATCAAATCCATTAAAAGTGAAAAGAAGAATTACTTTCTTGATAATTCTAAACATTTATTCCATTATTTTGAAGAAAAAAAGAATATATCTAATGGTACATCCACTAGTAATGTCAACATGTTGAATTCCTTTTTCAAAATTAAAACAAATGAAGACAATGTCAAGAAACCTGATATGTCTAAACAAGCTATTATCCAATATTGGAAAAATGTACACAATGAAATTACTAATTTACAAGACTTTATCAACAATAGCAATATGTGTCACATTTGTTTGGATGGCGAAATGATTCCACAAGAAGATGATGGAATTATTATTTGTAATAATCCTAAATGTGGGCAATTCGTAACTCATATTATGGACAGCTCTAAACCCAATAATAAAGAACCTCCACACGAAGTTTCATATACTTCATATATTCGCTTAAACCATTTCAAAGAAATATTATCACAATTTCAAGCAAAAGAAACCACACAAATACCTGAACATGTGATTGAAAATATCAAGAATAGAATAAAAAAAGAGCGTATTAAAGACTTACATAAAGAACTGACATATGGTAAAATGCGCGAAATTCTAAGGAAATTAGGTTATAATAAATATTTTGAACATATTCAATATATTAATTCATTGTTTGGTATACGACCACCGATTATGAGTGAAGAATTACATGAAACATTATGTGTGCTCTTTATTGAGATTCAAAAACCATGGGCCATTCATTGTCCTGCAAATAGGACTAATTTCTTTAATTACACATATACATTGTATCAACTATGTGTGTTGTTAGAACAAACACAATATTTACCTTATATTCCTCTTATGAAAGATCGTGAGAAACAATTAGAACAAGACCAAATTTGGAAAAAAGTATGTGAAGAATTAGACTGGGTCTATTACCCCACAGTATAATACAAAAATCATAATATAATGCTTATGATTTTTTTATCACTAATATATAATTACCTTATTACCTTATTAACTAACTAATATAGAGTCTACTTCATCCCAGAGTTTCAAAACCTTATCGGCATAAAGTACTTCGCGACCCGTCCATCCTGCCAATATTGCACCACGATATAGGTTCTCCGGCATTATACTATCATTATACCCAGCTGTTTGTACTGTGAAACAGCTCATTTTTGGATTTATCCTTTTTCTATAATCCTCCAATAGACTCAATAAATCAATATATCTATTATAACTATTTTTGCCAAACTCCCAATTTTTTATTTCCGGGTCATTACCATATAATCCACCATGACCCGCTTGCATATCAGAATAGCAAAAGAAGTGGTCAAATCTATATTTCTCTGGATTTTCCATGGAACGCTTATAGAACAACCACAAACCATTTTCTGTAGAACCACCAACATATGTTCCTTTCATACCAGCTAATTGATTTATTTCATCATATTGTTGTAATATTGTCTTTGACTTATCCACTTCATATTCCAACAATTTATCACCAAACAAACCTATCATACCACGTCCACTACACGCATTTGCCGTTATTATCGCTGATAAATTACCAATATCTGCCACAGTTGTAGAACCATACTCCGACGTAAAAGCACCATGAGCACTACCGCTGTTATCTGAAAGCACTACAATGTCACCCTCCAATTTTGGAAAATTATCTATTGATAATTGTATGCAATCTTCTAACGCCTTTACCATAATTGCGACATCGCGCTTCCTCAATGGTCTTATATAATAAGGTTTCGCATTTGAATTCGTGGTTTTTGCTTTTTTGGAAACGCCACTGAGGTTTTTCAACGCCTTATATGCAGTTATATAATGAAACGGATACAACTTTCCATGTTTAACCCCACGCTTCATCATTTCACAATAACGTTCAATGTGTTCTTCGTTGCGAACTTCATTTGCAAATCCACGCAAGTTATGAACACATGCTTTGTGTGGCATATTCCATTCCATGAGCTCAATTGTTTGAAGCCAGTTGTTTCCTTGTGCCTTGAGTGCTTCCCACTTCTTATCCTTACTGTCTATTTGTAGCTTTCCATTATCCATAAGTTCACTCAATATTGCATTTGGTCGTGGGTGACTAATACGCGCACTATCAATCACCTTCTTTCTGTATTTTTCCGCCTGATAAGGTGTTATTTTGTCCAATCTCTGACACATTGTGCGCTTTAAAAATGATGGAAATTTCGTCTTGCTACCATCGTGTAGGCTCTTCCATGCATCCAACAAAGTAATCATATCTCCTGGTATCAAAAACATCTCTTCTACCAAGTTGCGAAAATACATCGGATATTCATTGTTAAAATCAACACGTTTTGCATGCTGGGCTGCCAATGCAATCACTAATGCTGGACCTGTGCGAAAATACTCATTTACACGTGCGTCTCTTGCCAAATCAATGGTTCCCTTAAAATCTGCATCCAATGCTTCATTTACTGATTCATAAAATATCTCCAATCTTGACTTTGTTAGATGCCCTGGAATAGTAATATACTTTGAAATTTGTTGTATTATTTCCTCTGTTATTTCATTTGTTTTTCCACTTTTTTCTGATTTTTGATAATAAGAAGGTTCTTTGATATAACATGAGGTTAAGGTCAAACGTAACTTCAACAAAGGATTGTTAGGAAAATAAGATTCGCCAAACATGAAATTTTCGTGCATTGTAGTAGTCATAGTTATCAAGTACTATATGCTTAATATTGTGAAACCTTTAAATCATTTCAATTTTTTATACCAGTGAAGATTGAAAATGTCCCATTTTTAATCTTCAAGGGTTTAAATTACAATCATTATATAATAATATGAAAATTATTATATACTTGAGTAACACATGAAGTGTTGAATAAAAAAATTTGGAATATAAACTCTTTGTTTATTTCCAATACTTATATGCAAACTTAGTGTTCACATATGAACCTCATTATTAGAACATTTGCGATGTAATCAATATATCCAATTCTCAATACATTTGAGATAATCATATATTGATTTTATAAGATTCTAATTACATGTTACATATAATAGAAATATTGCTATGAATATAATTTTAATTTTAACGATGTAACTATAATGCCCGCTTCTCGTAAATGCAGAATACAGATGTGTGTTCTTTGAAGAACGTATACGAGAGAATCCACAATATAGTTTTATTTCATAACAACATTTTTATTATATGATACTCTTTTACCATGTAATAGTATCTTACTATGTAAGAGTTTTTATTATGTGGTTTTTAAATTCAATATTGCTTGACACAATAAGAATTTTAAGTCAAATTATACGATGTAACCACATAAACCGCTTCTTACTCTTTTTGAGAGTTTTTGATGTATGGTTTTAAATTCAATATTGCAGGGCGAGCAATGGAGCAGAATTTTAAGTCAAATTATACGATGTAACCATACACCCCACTTCTCATAACAGGGACTACTCCCTACTATTATATATATTATTTTTTTATATTGTTTATTGTAAATATTTATGAGTTAAATAATCTATTCATGTTAATCGCCTCTTGGTTCACTTCTGGTTCGCTAAACAACTTCATAAACATTGCATTATCCCTAAAACGAATACTATAATTTTGCTGGATTTTATTTCGCCCTATTCGTCCCATCGCCTGAATGATCTTTTGTTGGGTCATTTTCGTCAAATCCTTTCCTACATAACCATGTGAGAACATATAGTTCGTTCCATATATATAATCTGTTGATGCTATGATAATGTAGAGCTTTTGTTCATATGCCAATTCCTTCATAATTTCCAAATATCGTACATCACTGTCATTGTCAAAGGTACCAATACCCATTAACAATAAGAGCTTCAAATCATTGCTTACACTCAATCCTGCAATTTGCTCTACATAACTATCGCTTATGTTTGGTGCATATGCCTCATTCTTTGTATTACCATGCCATTTTTGTTGATGTTCCGATGTGTTCGGTATATAATTACGCTCCAATGATATTTTTACGATTTGCGTCTTCAAATGTTCTATTTCCTGTGTCAATTTCCGAATTTCAGGATTGTTTTGCTCCTGACGCTCCGCTTTCTTGGACGTTTCTCTTTCACTTGTTTGTAACGCCTTCTGCTTATCATCCAACTTCATTTCTATTTTATCTATTTTGTCATATATTTGATTGTTTTTCAATATATTGCTCAACAAATTATCATACAAATATTGCGGTATTTGAGCTGTTTTTACATAAAACTGCGCTATCTTATTTACTTCATTCGCCATAAATATCGTTGGTCCATGTGTAAGTGTCTGGGCATCTTTTGTGGTCAAAAACAACCCATTCAATTTATTACTGTTCAAATCCATAGATTGATTCTTCATTATTGTGCTTTGTGACGTCTTCTCTATACTTAATGTTTTCCTCAAATGTTGTGACTGCACATATATACTATCTTTTTTCATATTCATATAATCAAATATTGTGCTCCAATGCTCTTGTCGTACGTTCTTCAAACAGAGCAAATAATAGTATTTTATAGAATCCATTGTAATATCCCTCACATGTATGAAGTAATTTTCAATCCAATATTGCTCTTGAAGCATCTTGTAATCATTCATATATACAACGAAATCTAGGACTTTCTGTAAATCAAAATAACGCAACAATGTCTTATTCCTTTCACAATGATTCACACATTTTCGCATATCACTGAAGTCTTGAAATAACATATGTGGCAACACACACTCTCCTTCCATATTAATCAATGAAATGGATTTTTTATAATCATAACTCTTGATGCTATGAACTTCCGCGTTTTCAAACTTCGCCTTGAAATCCATAATCGTTTCAGCGATTTCCTCTTCAAATGGCAAAGTCGCACATGATAATACCATCTTGGATATCTTATTTTCTCTCCAGTTTTCATTAATCTTTTCATGCAACTCATGTGTATCATAATCCATAGTTATTGTTGGTTCATCCCAATATGTTATGATGCGTTTTTCATCATTAAATGCCAACATATATCGCATTGCTATCAAATATGACTCCACGTCGGTTATCATGATTTCTACCTTATTACCAACAGAATTATCTACTTTGAATATACCACCAGTGCGTCTATTTATGCTATATTCAGATGCAGCAAAGTAATGCAGTCTTATATCTGAAGTGGTTTCACAACCAAATGCAAAGGCCACTTTCTTTTCCACTGATATGGCCGATTTTGCCAACGCCAAACCCACATGTCTGGATACACAAATGAATATTATTCTATATTGATTTGCCAAACCAATAGGACTCAGCGTTTTCCCCGTACCGGTTGGTGCAACATATAATACCAACTTAGGCTCAGGGTTCTTGAAAATACTGAAGAGCCGTTTTTGATGTTCATATAATACTACGTCTTCATATTTCGCCAAATATGGGTTTTGTTCTATGTTTTTATTGGCATGTTTGATGAAATCCTTCATTTCATATAATGACGATTTTTCACTCAACAATGCATCTATGAATTCCAATACATACTTATTTGTATATAATATTGTTGAACGGCGCAATATTGACAATGTGTAATATTCGTAGTTGGTTTTTGTTTTCAACATGGATTTCACTAAATCCAACACTACAAACTCAAATATGTTTTGACGCCTTGTTTGAATATTTTCATCCAAATTATCAATACGCATAATGTCTATTTTTCTGGGTTTTTTCGCTTTCTCATTTTTCACTTTATAACCAATACCAAGCTTCTTCAGCAATTCCACAATGATGGGCTTAAAATATTTCTCATATAAGTATACTTCATTTTCACTAGTTCTTTCTATTTTTATGATTGAAAACATGGATAAATTCATATTTGTGCGAATATTCACGTCTTCATATCCACGATTAATCACAGACAAAATGAACTTGTCATGTTCCTCTACTTGCTGTTCCGTGCTTTCCCATTCGCTTTTAGTGAGCTTTCTTTGTTTTAGATCCATTATATATTCTTGAATTTTATGTTTATTCTATTTTCCTATTTTATGATTTCAATTTTTCAATTATGTCTTCGTAAAAATCTAAATAAATACTTTTGTCCTATATTTACATATAATTATAAATGTTCAATTTTATTTGGTCTCACAATGAAAACAAAAGATGTTTTGTTAGTTTTGAAGACATAAAAAAAACATTCTTACATAAAGACCAATATTTATTGATAAATACATTGCCAAATGACCAACAGGATTATTTGATTCAAAATACAATCATGAGCAATGAAGAAGAAAAAGTCATGAATTCTATTTTATATGATTCCACTGTTCCTGATAAGCCTATCATCGTATATGGTAAACATAGTTGTGATCGTTCTGTTTACGACAAAATGGAACAATTAAAAAATCTTGGTTTAAAAGATATCTATATATACGTAGGTGGATTGTTTGAATGGTTATGTTTGCGTGAAATTTATGGCATTGAAGAATTTCCGCTGAATCGTCAATTTCATAACGACCATATTATTGATCTGTTGAAGTATTCTCCGAAACATTACCTGTCTTGACACTATAATGATTTAATGTTTGTTGTAGGAATTGAAACACTGGATATGTATTTATTGTTGAAGCGTCGGTTTCTTGGTAATAGATTGGCTTTGAGAATTTTTCTATCCACAATTTGTGATAATTATCACATTTTATCAAATAACTGAGTGGTATATTTGATTCGCCATTGCGATTGCGCTTAACAATGCGTTGACTGCATATGTCTGGTGGTGTGGTCAAATATATCATTCCTGATAATTGGTACATGGTATCCACAGAATCTTGGAAATATGTTTCATAAATTTGATACAATATGGGTTCTATGACTCCATCTTTATTAAGCATTTTTGCGAAAATTTCGCGGTCTGCTTCCAATGAACGTTCACATAAAATGATTTTGGCGTCTGGGTGATTTTTTATTGTATCTTTTATCAATTTCAATCTTGATGTAAATGCCATAATTTGAAACGCAAATGCATATTTTTCTTGGTCTTTGTAGAATTTCTGCAACATTGTTTCGCCATTATGCTTTATGGATTCCCACATGTCTACTGGTTCTGGTAATATTATTATTTGTGGGTCTAGATTTTCCTTGATTAATTGATTAATGATGGTGCTCTTACCGGCACCGATATTTCCTTCTAGTGAAATTAATAATACCATGGTCGTTTTATGCGATGATATTATTCTACTTTTAATGTTTCAATTTTTTCATTAGGTGTCTATTTTGTGTGTATTTCTTTTTCTTTTTAAGTTTCTTTTTATTGTTTTTTAGTGTTTTACTTCCGCCACTTCTAGTACTAGTACTAGTACTACTTTCGTCTATTGAGAGAATTGTTTGTGTAGGAATATGTCCATAAAATGTTGATATGTCAAATACTTGGTCTATTACTTGACTTGCATTTTGCGGTGTATTCAATAATACAAATTTTACATCTATTCGTGAAAAGAAATCCTCTGTTCCATTTCCTAATTTTTTAATAATAATATGAAATCCTTTTTCTAATGAAAGTTCTTGAGCTGGGTTTTTATTATTTTTATTATTTTTACCATTACTATTTAAAAAACTCATGTTGATATTTTTCATGTTAGCGCCATCATTAGTGACTGAAAATACAACAAAGTAATCAGTTAATGATAAATACAAATATGGTGGTATTACAATATGATCTTTAATATCTAATGGTGACTCAATTTCCATAATATTATTAACAGAAACATTTGGATATAATGTATTATAATGTCTTGCAATTACATTTTTATGTGCTTCTTGTATCGCATTTGCATCACCCAGAACGATTGTATCATTCAATAATGTTTTTAACTCGGCTTGTACGAAAGGGTCATCTGCAATGTTATCTTTGAAATTATTATCATCATATTGTGTTGTCATATATGTTTTTGATGCTTTCCATAATTCTGATTGTATATCTTGTATGTTTATACCTAATTGTTGTTGTATTTTTTCTATATTTTTCATTGACTCTGTTTTATTTGATTCCATTTTTCGTTGTGCTTCTGCTTCTTTTTTCGCTTCTGCTTGTGCTTGTTCTAATGCTGCTTTCGCTTCTGCTAATTCTTTCTCTTTTTCTGCATCTGCTGTCGCTTTTTCTTCTTTTGCTACTGCTGTATTTAATGTATCATCTAATATGTTTCTTGCCTCTTTTGCTTCTGCTTCTGCTTCTGCTGCTCTCACCGCTGCATCTGCTAATGCTTTCTCTGCTTCTTGAAGTACTGTTTTCGCTTGTTCTGCTTCTTCTTGTAATCGCTGCAATAACTGATTCCGTTCAGCAGTTAGTGTTGAAATTATTTTATTCATATTGTCTCTAAGATTCTCTATTTCAGCAACTTGTTCTAATGATGTTGCAGTCAATGCCATCTTTTCTTCAATCAATTCACTAATTCGATTACTTAATTTATTATTTTGTTCGTTTGAATTTCCTTTATGACCTTCAATTTGTATTTTAAGTTCTGCATTTCCTTCTTTAAGTAATTGATTTGCTTTTTTAAGTGTGTCATTTTCATTCTGAAGTATTGTGTTATCATTTTTACATTTTGCAATTTGTCCTTGAAGTTCCGTATTACCCTTTTCCAAACCACCAATAATATCATTTATTATTTTTTTTAGTTCTTTTTTATCAATTATACAATTCGACAAATCATTCGTACTCATTTTTATACTTATATTAACGCTTTATAAAAAATTGAATCAATAAAACATAATTATTTTATCTACATAATATCCATATTTCTAAAATGTCACAAAACATTGTCATGGTATTTGATACTGAAACATCCGGATTACCACCAAAAGAATTACATAAACAATTAGATAAACTTCCAACTATAGTCCAATTAAGCTTCGTATTATTTGACATCAATGAAAAGAAAATTATCAAAACATACAACAAATACATCAAACAACCAGAAGCCACAAATTTCAACTCCCAAGCCTTCAAAATCACTAAAATAACAAAATCCATGTGCGATGATGGTGTTCGCATTATTGATGCATTAATGGAATTTCATAGTGCATATTTAGACAGCAATCATATTGTAGCACACAATCTAGAATTTGATAAATTCATGATTGAACTTGAAATCATTCGTAATTACGAAGGACTCAAACAACATAGTGATTTCTTCGGACCACAAATCATATTCAATACTACATTCAACAAAATGTGGAACATTCAAACATTTTGTACAATGAATGAAGGCAAATATACTACGAAAATTGAATTGAAAGGTAAATATGGAAAACCATTTTACAAATCTCCTAAATTAGAAGAATTACATAAAGCCCTGTTTTCAACTACAATAGACTCTTCACTCCTCCATAATTCACTTGTAGATACACTATTATGTTTAAAATGTTATTTGAAAATGAAGCACAATTTAGACACAAATATTGACATCCCAAATTAATCCAACAGCTCAAAATCTAAATATGGATTGTTCACAATGTTATTCAATACAAACAACAATAATAATTTCTCATTCTTAAATTGCGACTTCACCTTTTCAAAACACAATACAATATGGTTATAATTCTCATATTTTTTCATTTTGATATAATCTATTACATCCAAACAACTATAACCATTTTCATAAATTTTCGTTGATAAATTCAACATTTGATTATGATCAATAGACTCTTTTAACAAAATATCAACATTCTCATCAAACCATTTTGTTGTTGATTCATCAATAGAATTCTCGTAATAATTGTGGATTTCGCCTTTTTGATTAATCATATAAGGCACATAAATACAACAAAAACGCGATAAAATAGGATTCAATAACCGCTCTTTATGTTCTATCACTATGAAAAACCGCGTAGTATTACTAAATTGCTCTATACAACGCCGCAATGCACTTTGCGCATCATTCGTTAAACTATCCGCATTCATTAAAATAATGGACTTAAACTGTATATTCTGATTCATATTCGTTTTGGCAAACATTTTCAATTCATCGCGTATAAAACGAATCCCTTTTCCATGACTACAATTCACAATCATTACATTTGTGCGAATACTTTGCTTATCTTCATATATGGTATGAAGGAAATCAAATAAAATCGTCTTCTTACCTGAACCAGAGGAACCATGAAAAATAATATTGGGTATATTATTATTTTCTTTAAATGTTTTTAGTTTTTCATATACTTTATCATGACTCATATTGACTATTTATAAATATTTATATCTATATTATTGTTGATTTTATGTTTTATTGAAATAATAACTTATCAATAGTAGTGCGTACACAAAATATACGATGACTTATTATTCCAATAAGAAACAATACAATTAAAATTACAATAACATTGTAATGTGGTAAATAAATATTTATAAAAAAGGCCACCATTATTGTTAATATAACATCAACAATAGCAATGTCTAAAATACGATATTCATGTAAACCTGTATTTGGTTCGCCAAAAATATTTTTATATTTACAAAACATATATAATTCATATTATATTTTTGTATCAATTCATTTTCTCAATTTTCAATTGTTTTGTGAATTTATAGCGCTCATGATACATGGTTCTCCGACTCAAGTTGCAATGTAAACATGCAATCGCCACATTGTCATTATTATGTCCAAAATCATTGTCAATGCGTTCAATAGACCATTGCAAAGGATCTCGCGCCTCATTGTACAAAAGCTTAACATGTTGATTACAATAAAAACATGTATAATGACATTTTTTCAGTAAATCCCATATATATGCATTGTTCACAAACTTAAATTCGTCATATTTATTTTTCTTTTTATCTTGTGCCTTGTAACTCAACAATTTATTGTTTATTTCACTATTTATTTTCTCCAAAATCTCTGGATTTTCGTCATTTTCATTTTCATCTATATGTTCCAAAAATTCAATCTGCACTTTTGTCTCGTAAAATGAGGTGTTTATATTCCATGATTTTGATTTTTCACGTATCTTCCGGGGTTTTTCCAATATAATTTTCTTTTCCATGGCGTTTATTATTTATACAAGTTATATAGAATTAAAGTTATATATTTTTATATAAATATAATGAATGGTCATCTTTATGATTCATCAGGTAATATTCATAATATAAATAAATTATTGGAAAATGAAATGGTCAATAATAAAAAAAATGTATGGATAAAATTAGACAAGAAAATGAAGACGCAGAAACTCCATATTTACGCAGAAAAATATGGAAAAGAACATAGTTTATCAATGAAACAAATCAAACAACTGAAAATCTATTTTTCGTCTTGCTTAGACCAACAAAAATTGCAGAAGACGAAGGATATTTCATATAATAAAGAAACCGGTGAAATAACAAGTGTTCCTATGTTATTTTTCAATGTTCAAACAAACAATTTTACATTGAAACAATGCGATAAACATGTATCTACAATCAAATCTTTGACACCCAAACGGTTGTCTAAGAAAAGCGACAAAACTGACAAAAATGGTTTAGAAAATGTTGTCCAAGAGAAAAAATTGAAATAATAATAATATATAGTATTACTTAACATAATCATATAATATATTCTTACTAATATATATTACATGGAGTTTTTGGCGAAACTAAATAATCAAGAGCATAATGTATTGGAAGACGCAGTATTTGATTATTTACAGTCCGAATTAGAAGAAAATATATTAAAATATAGTAAAAAAGATTTTGAAAAATATTTATGCGATAATATTACAGAATTCTATTATGATGCATGGTGCGATGCTGAATTAATTGACGACGATGAAGATACATATGACGAGCTATATGTTCATTTCAACATCATCATACTATGTTTCTTTGAAATCAATGAAATATTTCCACCAAGGTCATCATGTCAATATGAACTAATGTGTGACCAAGAGCAAATTAATCAAAACACAAAACAAATAGAATTATTAAAATCCATTGATCAACCCAAACAGAAAACCGATGAATGGTATACGTATCGTCATAATATGTTAACCGCTAGCAATATATGGAAAGTCTTTGGTAGTGAAGCAAATATAAATAGTATTATTTATGAGAAATGTCAACCGCTTAATAACAATCAAGTTCACAGCCATAGTCTTGTATGGGGCAATATGTTTGAACCTGTGTCCATTGACTTCTATGAAACTTATTACAAAACAAAAATTGATGATTTTGGCTGTATATTGCATCCGACACTTCATATGATCGGAGCATCTCCCGATGGTATTAATGTAGATCCTAATAATCCAAAATATGGCACTATGTTGGAAATCAAGAATATTGTTAATAGAGATATTGACGGTATCCCAAAAGAAGAATATTGGATACAAATGCAAATCCAATTAGAAACATGTAATTTGGAATATTGTGACTTCTTAGAAACCCGTTTTAAGACGTATGAATCCATTGAGGATTTTTATCACTCCACGCATGAATATAAAAGCGTTATTCTAGAATTTCAAAATCCAGAAAAACAAACAGAATATGTTTATGTACCATTGCAATGTGAAAATAAAGGCGCTTTCATATTAGAAGCTATGAAGAAAAAACAAGATGAAAACTATAGACATGTACGGAATTTATATTATTATTTGGATGAATTTTCCTGTGTATTGGTTCGCCGAAATAGAAAATGGTTTCATGAAGCCAAAGACTACATTGAAAATTGTTGGAAAACAATATTGCATGAAAGAGAACATGGTTATGAACATCGTAAACCAAAACAACAAAAGTCTATGTTCTCAAAAAAGGTGTTTGTAACATTACAAAATGATACACAAGTAATCCATAATTTACCCATGTCGCCAAATAATGTAATTAAATTAGGTTAAACTTATTTTGTATATGTTTTGTGTAAAAATTTATTTTTTATTCAAAAACTAACTAATGAAAATAATATGAAAATTATTATATAATTATAGATATATTTGTATAATTATGTCAAAACCAGATGATTATGGTAACGATGAATTGCAAGTAATCAAACGTTCAGGTGTTAAAGAGGCAGTTGAATTTGATAAAATTTTACAACGTGTGAAAACGTTAAGTAAACAATACGATTTGAAAGTCAATAACAGTGCCTTGGTAATGAAAGTAATTGACCAATTATACAATGGCATTGAAACCACAAAAATTGATGAATTGACTTCTGAACAATGTGCATCCATGTCCTCTATTCATCCTGATTATAACAAACTTGCTGGCTATATTGTTGTTTCTAATCATCAGAAAAACACAAACCCACTATTTAGCGATGTTATGAAATCCTTATATTTTTTCAATGATAAACATGGTCAGCATAAACCATTGATTAGTCATGAATTATTTGCTATTGTAGAAAAATATGGTAACATGCTTGATTCTATGTTAGTACATGAACGTGATTATTTTATTGAATATTTTGGGTTTAAGACTCTTGAACGTTCTTATTTAATGAGAATAAATAATAAAGTAGTGGAAAGAATACAACACCTTTGGTTACGTGTTGCCTTAGGTATACATGGATATAATATGGATAAAGTGAGAAAAACATACGAATATATGAGTCAGAAATATTTCACACATGCAACACCGACTTTATATAACGCGGGTACACCACATCCTCAGCTTTCGTCGTGTTTCTTAGAGGCCATGGAAGACGATAGTATTGACGGTATTTACAATACATTAAAAGATTGTGCCCTTATTTCTAAGTGGGCTGGGGGCATTGGTCTTCACATCCATAATATACGTGCAAGCGGTAGTCATATTAGAGGTACAAACGGACATTCCAATGGTATTGTTCCCATGTTAAAAGTATTTAATAATACCGCTAAGTACGTCGACCAATGCATTGTTCCTGAAACATATATTTATACTACACAAGGTCCAAAAAAAATACAAGACGTTATTGGAGGTGAAACCCAGATTATCAATGAGAATGGTGAAAGTGAAGTCATTGAAAATGTATTGGAGCACCCATATGAAGGTACTATTTATTGTATTGAGACAATGCATTCATTGTTTAAATTACATATTACAGATGAACATCCTGTATTATGTTTAAGTGGCAATGAAAAAGGAGTAAATTATGATGTAATCAAGAATAGAATAGAGAAAAATATAATTAAAAATGAATGGAAAGATGTTAAAGATCTTTGCGAAGACGATATGTTGGTTTATAAAATACCGAAATACGAAAAAGATTATGAAACCCTCACCCAAGACGATTGTTATTTCTACGGTATTCTTTTAGGGGATGGATATTTTGAAAATGACAATAAAAATGGACACATTACGCTTCATTGTGTTACAAAAAAGCATTTATTGGATTTCTGTGTTGAATATTTTAACAAGAAGTGTGTCAAATATTCTATCAATGAAAACGAAAATACAACGCGTATTCGTTGGAATAAAAATATTGTCTTACCATTCAGATACAGCGATGTTTATGATGAAAATAAAGAAAAACATATTACATCAAGATGGCTGAACCTTCCTATGGAAAAGGCCAAATACATTATAAAGGGTTTGATTCATACAGACGGTTCTATCTATAAGGAAATTGTGTTTGATAATACCTCTATAAAGTTAATTGAGTCGTTGCGATATTTGATGCTCCGTTTAGGTGTTCTTACAAGTGGAAATATTAGAGACAGGCGTGGTGAAAGTCATGACAGCCATCATGGAATAATAGAAAACAAGAAAATTAGTTACTCGCTGAAAATTCCACAAACAAAGGAAATTTGTGATCTATTGAATCTTGAATCCATTGGAAAATTCTTCAAGTTTCTACGTAGTGATGACTATTTATATACACGAATTAAATCTATAACTACATCTACATATAACGGGACATTATATGACTTGCAAATGAATGATGTGCATAGTTACACTACTCATAATGGGATTATTCACAATGGTGGCGGGCGTCGTAACGGTTCATTTGCCATTTATTTGGAGCCATGGCATGCAGATATTGAATTATTCTTACAAATGCGTAAAAATCACGGCGATGAAGAACTGAAGGCCCGTGATTTATTTTATGCTCTATGGATACCAGACCTTTTCATGGAGCGCGTGAAGTCCGATGGACTGTGGACTCTTATGTGTCCAGATGAATGTCCAGGATTATCAGATGTATATGGAGATGAATTCAACAAACTATATTGTGAATATGAAAAATCAGACAAGACTCGTCAAACTATGAAAGCCCGTGATTTATGGTTCCAAATTATGGATTCACAAATGGAAACTGGTACACCTTATTTGCTATATAAAGATGCCTGTAATAAAAAATCCAATCAAAAGAATATTGGAACAATAAAATCCAGTAATCTATGTACTGAAATCGTGCAATATTCCGATTCAAATGAAACTGCTGTATGTAATCTAGCGTCTATTGCATTGGCGAATTTTGTGGAAAATGGGGTTTTCAATTATGAAAAGCTTCATGAAATAACTGAAATCGTTATTGATAATCTAAACAAAGTGATTGATGTTAATTATTACCCTATTGAAAAAACCCGTACTAGTAATATGAAACATCGTCCTGTTGGATTAGGCGTAAGTGGGTTGGCGGATGTATTTATTAGAATGAATTTGCCTTTTAATTGTGCTGAAGCAAAACAAATCAACAAACATATATTTGAGACCATATATCATGCTTCTTTGAAGACTTCTTGTGCATTAGCAGAAGAATTTGGTCCATATGAAACTTTCGCAAACTCTCCTGCTTCACAAGGTATTCTACAATTTGATATGTGGAATGTTGACCCGGGTCAAGAGCGTTATGATTGGAAATCATTAAAAGAAAATATTATGAAATATGGATTGCGTAACTCTCTTTTATTGGCGCCCATGCCTACTGCATCAACAAGTCAGATTCTCGGAGTAAATGAATGCATTGAGCCTATTACAAGTAATATTTACAATCGCCGTACAATTGCTGGTGAATTCATGGTTACAAATAAATATTTGATGTATGATTTAATTGAATTGAACTTATGGAACGATAAGGTGAAAAACAATATTATTTCTAATAATGGGTCTATTCAACAAATTGATATGATACCACAACATATCAAAGATAAATATAGAACAGTATGGGAAATACCAATGCGTGATGTTATTGACATGGCTGTTGATAGAGGTGCATTTATTTGTCAAAGTCAGAGTTTGAATCTCTGGTTGGAAGAGCCCAATTACAATACATTGACATCCATGCATTTCTATGGTTGGTCAAAGGGTCTAAAGACAGGTATTTATTATTTACGCAGACGTGCACGTCATCAAGCCCAACAATTTACTATTGAGCCAGAAAAACGTGAAACTCGTGAAGGCAGTATTGACGAAAGTGTATGTGAAATGTGCAGTGCTTAGATAATATACTGCATTTGTAATATAATGTTTTTATAATTAAAAATATTATCTCATATATGCATATATGAAAGACGATAATCAAGATTTCAACCAAAAGGTGAACGTTGCATCTACATTGGCTTTAGAATTATACAGAGTATTGATGGGTGCTTTTCTAATGGTTTTTGTTCCACAAAAATGCGACGATCACATTTGTTCTATTAGCGAAAATATCAACAGAGACGGTATATTATCACATGTTACTGTGAGTTCCAATGCATTGACATTATTTGCTTTTTTGTTATTATACATTATTGAAGTAAGACGTGAAAATAAACTCATTACTTATTTGGAAGTGAATAAGTCAACGCCTTTTGATAATGATTCTGTTGGTAACGCATTATTGAAATTAGAAAGTGCGAAAAAAAATAATATTTTAGCCTATGATATATATTATCAAAAAACAGGGTATTTATGTACTGGTATATTTATTGTGAATTCTGTATTGAGTTCAATTGTAATATACAGTCATTATTTAGATAGCAAAACAATAACTGTTTATTTGACGAATTTATTATTTATGTCATTAAAAGTCTATGATGTATACAATACTGTAAATACAAAGCCTAATATTTTTTACAGTGCTTATTTGAAAAACAAGGTTCAATTTAATGACGTTGATCCTGATAAAATGATTGTAGATTCTAGTGGAAACAATGTTTGATTTATCTTCTTCTAGTAGTATTACGTTTTCTTTTTTTTCTTGAAACAGAACCACCAGTCATTCCAGATGATGCGCTTCCAGATGATGCGCTTCCAGATGATGCGCTTCTTGACCGCCTCCCACGAATGTCACGTGCGTGCTGACGTCTTCTTGACATTCGTGGAGGTGTTGTCATATTTCTTCTTTGTCTTGGTGGTGTTAAACTACGTCTTGTTCTTCTAGAACCAGAAGAACCTGTAGAATCCGGAGATGCAATATGAAGCGATTCTGGTGTACCGATTGACAGCATTGGTGAATCATTAATTATTGGTGACATCTGTGGCGATGACATACGTGATTGCAATGGTGAATTTCGTTCTACCCTTCTCCCAAGTAAATCAACGGTTTCCCATGATGAATCTGGTCCTTGGGATGGTAATGGTAATGGTGATGGCGTTGATGATGTTATTAATGGTGATGATTCTGAACTTTGTCCAGGCCCTTGACTTATAGTATCATCCAATATAATATTATTACCTTTTCTTAATTCCGCTAAAACAAAATCATGGATAGATGAATAAAAATCTTTTTTAATTGTCACTTTATGATAATATAATGATACAATATTATCTATTTTCAACTTGTCAGCATTCGGAATATGTTTGGTTTCAAATTTACATATATCGCTTAATAAAATTCTCAATCTAGAATCTTGATAAATATTATCATTCATCAATAATTTAAACTTATTATAAAAACTACGATACATGTTAGCTATTTTTTTGGAAGGAAAGAATATATGCTTTAATGCTGTAATATAAAAATCAAATACTTCATACATACTATGTATATCGTTTTCAACATAATCCTGTGAAAAGTAAGTCAATAAATGGACTATTTTTTCTTGAATTATATCTTCGTAATCACGTGTTGGATCGTTTTTCTTTTCATTCTTTATTTCTTTTAATGTTTTAAAAATCTCTTTGCGAAAATCTTGTAAGTACATTATATATATAGTTCACATTATATTGTATAAAAAATTATGTAAAAAATATTCATAAATTATTTAAACCCTTGAAGATTAAAATGGGACATTTTAAATCTTCACTGGTATAAAGTCATATAATTATATTATATCATATGACTTCATTTATTAGCAGTGAAACACATATACGCGAACTCATCAACAATGATGATTTTGATTCCTTAACACATCTTCTTCAAAATTTTGATTATACAAACGAACCATATTTTATTAGAAATATAGAATTATTACTTACTAAATTAACCAATCCAAAAACATCTGAACAATATAATGAAGGATTCAAATTATGACGATGTAGTTACGAAGACTTCTAAAAACATTCTACATTTACTGCAATTACAACAAGCAGGAAAAAGAAGACCAGAATGTTTTAGTCCAAAAAATATGAACGGTTGTGATACTCCTTTATAGGAAGATAAATATATCGTGAAGTGAAATCCGCAATTACCTTTTGTTTATTTTTTCGTCTATAATTGGCGTTTTATACCAGTGAAGATTTAAAATGGAACGCATCTGGCGTTTTGGATTTTAATTCGTTACTGATATCTTCAAGGGTTTAAATATGCAAAGGTGCAAGAAAATTGTTTAGCAAATTCGAAATATATATATATATATATATATATGACTTATCCCAAAGCTCGTATAACTAGAACGCGATCACGCTCCCGAAATATGAGAAAGAAACATCTCGTTAAAACGAAAAAAATCAAAACAAAGAAAACACATAGTAGAAAATATAGAGGTGGTATGTCACCAGAAGAAGCAGAGAGAAAAGCAAACGAGAATATGAATATTTTTAGATTAAATCAAGCGTTACAGCAATCAATAAGAGCGAATGAAGCTGCTAATGAAGCACTTGTAAGAACAACTGACCACATACAGGAAGCGCTTGATAATGAGGCTGCGAATGAAAAAAAGATTCAGTCTCAAGAAATGGAAAAGACTATTGCTCTCCAACAAGAGAATGTTGCTGCTTCTGCAACAGCCAAAGAAATGCAAGATAGAAAGAACCGAGGTTTTCCAGAAATTAGATTCGATAACGTAGACATAGCTATGACACATGAGAAAGAGAGACAGAGAATAATTGGGGAGAAGGCGCGGCACTTTAATTTAAAGACACGCAGATATCATACTGAACAGGAGTGGGAAGATGGGTGGAACGAGAGAATAGAAAGTCATAAGGCACTTCGTTCCTTGATAAAACAAACATATGATGATGGGATAAAAAATAAGGTATGGAGAGGCAGGATAAGGAGGGAAATGGGAAAACGCTGGACATTCAAAGATGTTTTTTCAAAAGTAAGACATGGAATAACAGAAGATCAGGAGTGGGGGGGCTACAATGGAGGAATTGTTGACAGAGAAGACGGAGTATTAGATGAAATATTAAATAACCTTGGAGACCGAGAGATATTTTTTATAGAAACGGAGGACGGTGAATATTCTATATATGTTGACAAAAATACTGGTTGTTATTTATATTTTGATAGAGGAGATGATTGGTCGATCATAGAAAATATATGGGGTATATTTGGTCCAGGTGGTGTTATAGAAAAGAGCGGCGGAGAGGCTCAATTAAGAAGCATTGATGCTGTGATTGCTAACCCCCCACCCGAATACAAATACCTCTAACTTTTTATAATGCGCTTCGCTTATAGAGCGTATTTATGATATCGCACAATGCAGAATTTTATGAAGATCTTTGTCCTGAAAAATGGATTTTGGAGTCAGGCCGATTAACTGTCATGGGTGCTGAATGGATGGAAGAAGTAGAAAAGGCAAGGAAGAAGGCTGAGAAGCTTGCAGCCAAGCAGTTGAATTTTAATAAAGAAGAAGAACAAAAAGATGCATTAGGTAATACTATTGTGAAAACAGGAACCGAAGTAAAAGAATTGAACCGCGCTGATAAAAAGAGACTACAAAAATTGAGGAAGGAAATGATGAAACGCGGTGAAGATACATATGAAATTGATATACAATTAGGTGTTGAATAATGATATTCCATACATGATATAATTTATATATTATGTATTATGTAAATAATCAAGACTTTAGAGAACATATTCGTTTAATATAGTGACAAAATATATGATTTAAACATAAATGGACGACTTTGTTATGTCTAATTTACAAGAATCACGCAATGAATGGTGTGCTCGTTTAGTAAGTATTTTTACACCACTTGTTGTTGAGGGTATGAAATCTATTTTCCAAGAAGCATATAAGCTATGCATTGAAAACGATGAAATGGATAAATATTTGATGACATTTCAGAATTTATTGTCACGTATTCCAAAATGGAATCAAGTATTAATTGAAGACGAGGTTAAGCGTATTATTGAGCGAAGTGGTTGTAATTATCTGGAAGATCTCATTTCATGCGTTCATGTGATACAATTGAAAGTATTGACATGTGTGCGCGTTGGTAACAAACAAAAGAAGATTGATATTTCAATCCCTAATTTGAATAATTTTGTACATAAAATATACATCCACAGTGCACGTAAGTGTTATACTAATGTATATTTATTTGATATAAAGGTTTCTCCTTTGATTAAACAGAAACACAATAGAGAACTTGAACAACTCATACAAGAGTGTATTTTGACTACCATTAGAGAAAGCATTCCAACAGAGCAAATTATACGAGCTTATATGGATGAAAGTGAAGAACAAGAGGAAGAAGTAGTCATTGAGGATATTAAGCCTGAGGAAGAAGAAGAAATCAACAATGAAGAAGTTAAAGAAGAACCTAAGAAAGGTGATGAATCTATTGTACCTACTATCAAGAACATTGATGAAGAGCCAGTGGTTACAAGATTGAGTTTTAATGATATTGACAGTGTGCAAGATGCAGAAACAGGAAAGATTGAAAATGTCACTGCTTCTAAGGATATAGATGTGTTGGAGGAAATAAGTAACGAGAGAGCTATTCAAAGAAAACTAGAAGAAGAAGAGGACGATAGCGATAAGATACAAATCCATACAGATGAATTGAAGTTGGATGATTTAGGTATTATTGATATGAATAGTAATAATGATGTATTATCTCTAGGTGAAATTGAAGTATTAGGTTAATTCGTTTAAATATATTCTTTTTAATCAATATTTTTCATATAATGGAGAAAATATTGATTTTATCATTGACTATTAGTTTCTTCTTTTTTGCAGCCAAGATTTTTGAAATGAAATACATTGAGAAGAAACAGAAACCATTAAAGCTGATTATTCGTGATACCTTTTATGTATTTGTATGTGCGTTTTTACCGCTTATATTGTTTTTTCAGTTTGATGAAACAATAACGGAAATTTTCCGTTTTGGAGAACCTAAGGAAGTCGTGTCTCAAGTATTCACAGATGAACCTGGATTTTAATTCGTTTACAGGCGTTATATAAACATATATAATGTATATGTTTATAGATCCTCATTTTTTATGGTGTTTTTCCGAGCAATATTATGTATTATTTTTGGATAATATGTCTTTTTGTTATTAGATGCTGTTGATTGTTTTTGTATATTAATACATCGTTTTGAAAAATCGGAATCCATGTCTTGGTAATCCGGGTTCTCATTTTTCCAGTCCATTAAAGATGTCATGCTTTTGCGACTTACTTCTTGGATTGCAGATTCTAATTTTTTATCTGAATCATCCTTTTCCCATTTATTGTCGTCTTTTATATACAGTGTCTCACGTTTCACATCCGTACAATGTATAGGTCTCTCATATACTTGTAGCTGATTCAAATTATCCATAAGAATTTTGGTGATTCCATTAACAAATCCGAGTTGAGCATTGTTCTCTAAATCATCATATGATACTTGTATTCTCTGAAGGAATTCCGAGAAATTCAAAGCATCTTTGCATTTATCATTCAGAAACATATTAATATTGATGTTATTATTGTTTGTGGTATTCCCTATTTTTCCGATCATTGTCATCATCAACTCGTCTTTGCGTTTGGCCTCTTCTTGTTGTTCATGTAATTGTTTTATAAAATCATGTCTCTGTTCTTTCATTTCATTCATGGCTTGTAAAAAGAGTTGCTTATACTCGGATTCTTCTTTAATTACAATCTGATGCTGTGGTTCTGGTTCTTCTTCCTTGGATTTTTCGATGAAATTACACTTCTTTTTATGATTCCATAAAGACGATGCATGCTTATAATTCTTGCCACATTCACAATTATATGCTTTGGCATTTTTTGGCACTTTTTCGTTCGTATTTGTTCGTATTTTATGTTTCAGTGTGGAAAGATGAACCTGATAATTACTCTCTTTACTGCATATAAAGTCACAGAATTCGCAATGAAAATTCCCGGCATTTTTCGGCATTTTTTCCTTCGTCATTCTTCGTATATTTTGACTAAAGAAAAAAATGCCGGAAAAAAATCGGAAAAAAACGTCAGTAACAACTTTTTCGAAGAATTTTTCAGAATTAAAGCATTATGCTGTAATTCCATATTTTTATTTCTGACAAAAATCTCGAAAAAAGTATTTCTATAAAAAAAAAAATTGGACATTTTAAAATTGTCCATTTTCGAATTTTTCAAAATACTTTTTTCGATGAAAAAATCACACTTTTCTCTTTGAGACTGAAATTCACAGAATTTATCATATATGTATTAAAATGTAACGATATATGCATAGAAATACAATTTCATATGACATTCATTCACATAAAAATAAATCACATGGAATGCAAATGTGGAAGAAGGAGGGGGAGAGGGGAGGGAAGGGAGGGCGAGTGCGCGCGCGTGCAGCAAGCCGCAGAATAAATCACAAATAATAAATAATGAAAATGATACAGAAACAAAAACATATGTAATTTTAATGGATGTATGGTATCTATTAGAAGCATCATTATTAACACAGGTAATGAAAGAACCGACATTATTCTATAATCCAATTATATGGATATTGATAAGTATATACGGTATATATAAGCTTACACCAAGACCAGTGATTAATATTGTAGAACAACGTATTCAGGAATTTCTAACAGATGATTATTATAATACAAACATCATCGTTCCTTATCATATGAAACACTATACAGGTTATGGTGCAGTAAAACCAATTGTGAAAACATTATATAGTGAACGATTCTTTGCAATAACACATCATGTTAAGAAATATCATATAAACAAGATATCATCATTAACAGAAATATTGAATTTTGAGAATACCAAATATATTGATTTAAATACATCGGATTATTTGTTGATTCCAAAAAATAAACAAAGCATAATATTATGTAGAGAAAACAATATTTATTTGGAAGTCATTTATGACATTAGTGAAACAGATAAGGACGACAAGAATAATTCTGAGTCTAGTGCAAAGTATTCAATAAAAAAATATGTATATAAAATGTTCATCCCAGGATTGAATCACATGGAAAAAATAAATAATTTCCTTTCCAAGATAGAAGAAGAATATGTCAATGATAATAATACTGAAAAGCAAATGATATTTGAGTTCCAGAAAACAGTTATGGACGAATGGAACAAACTCACAATAGAATTCAATGAAGCTCCATTTCATACCAATAAGTCGTTTGACAATATTTTCTTTGAAAATAAACAAGAGGTTATATCATACTTGGAACCATTCATGGATTCAAAACACAATAAACATGAAATAAATGAGAAATATGGTACACCATTTAAATGCGTGTTTATGTTGCATGGACCGCCAGGTTGTGGTAAATCATCACTAATCAAATCCACCATTAAATACACAAAACGGCATTGTATATTGGTATCGTGGTCAAAAATCAAAACATGTAATGATTTTGTGGCTTTATTCAGACCAATGAAAATAGATAAAAGGGTTTACTATCAACATGAACTAATCATTGTATTTGAGGACTTTGATGCAAATGAAAACAATATATTGAAAAAACGTGATGCAATGAAATCCAATGTATTAAAAGAGATAAAAAACACTGATTATGTCAATGTTGATCATGTAGACATGAATGAAAAAATAGAATCTTTGTTGAAGGTTCAATTTGCAAAGAATACTGATGAAATAACGTTGGAATATGTACTTAATGTATTAGATGGTATAGTAGAACTCAATAATAGCATAGTCTTTTTCACAACAAACACCCTTGAAACAATGGATCCTGCACTCACACGTCCAGGACGTATAGACAAAGTCATCAAAATGGATTATGTAAATTCAACTATGCTGGAAGAAATTTTGACATATTATTACAAAAAACAAAGTTATAGTAAATATAAAGCAAAGATTAAAAATATAATAAAAAGAGAAATATCGTATTCAAGAATAATACAAATAGCAATAGAATGTAAAACAATAGACGATTTTTTCAGAGTTCTTGCGTAAATTTAATACATGAAACCAATACATAATATAATGTAAATATGATACTTACATTATAGATATTTATAATAACGGGTCTTCAAGGGTTTATACCAGTGAATATTTAAAATGGAACGCCTCCGGCGTTCTGGATTTTAATTCGTTACTGATATCTGACCCTTAAACGATTGAAAATGTCCCATTTTAAATCTTCAAGGGTTTAAACATAAGAATGAACAAGATCAATATTCATGACATAGTTAGCACACTCATCATTCAAAAACTGTTTGAATGTGTCAAATTCCAACTGATTTTCAGGTGTATGTGCATGAACATGTCGTGCAATCATTTTATATAATTTGAAATCAGGATAACGTTCAGAACCATCTTGTTTATATAAAATATTAACACCTTTGTCATCAGTAGTCCATCTCATAATTGTTTCTTCAAGACTATTTGTTGGTTGTTGATTAATATCTTCAAATATAAAGTCAAAAATAGAGCAACCCAACCTACAAAGATCAAAACTCATGTTAGGTTCAATGATAGGTTTATTTGGATTTAAGAAAGGTTTGCAATTGTATTGTGTAGCAGCGTCCCCCTTAGGTGCAAAGCTGTCACTACAATAAATCTGTTTTTGAAACTTGTATATACTTCTACCAAAATCAATAACTTTGTATATTTTACCATAAGTAGGCACTTTATAACGCTTATTCTTGTATTCATAATATAAAAATTCAATATCGGTTTTTACATACATAATATTGTTTGTATGTAGATCATTGTGTGTAAAATGAAAAGCTTTTTGTAATGTAATTAATATCATAATAACTTGCATCAAACCACTGATTGCCATTTCCTCGGTCATTAATCCTTCTTCAAACAAAGAATCCATTGTGCCATCACACTTTTCTAGACAAATCATCTGTACTGGAAAATTATTTATATATGCAAAAATATTAACATTTTCGGGTATTTCTAAAACATCCTCGTCATCGTCATCATCATCTTCATCTTCATCATCATCTTCATCGTCATCATTGCTACGTTCTTCTTCACTATCATAAACATCATCGGAGTCACTATCATCATCATCAGAAGAGTCATCATTATTCAATGTAATGGTCTCATTGGAGCTTAGAATGGTATCTTGAAATTCTTCAATAGTAGTGAAAACATTAGTATTATCATTATTTAATATGTTAATTTCTTCTAAATCATCTAATGTCACCATTTCATTACTGATATTGACTTTTGATCTATTATTTCGCGAATTGTTTCCCATGAATTGTTGTAACATATCCAATTTCGTAATTGTCCAATGTTTGTTTATATGACTGTAAAAGAAATTGGAATCATGTAAATAATCATAATCATCAGTAATATTCATCTTGAATTTATCTTGTACACATAAATAAGTTCCATAATAGTCAACAAAATTGACAAAATTATAATGATGTAAAATACGACTACATAAGTAACTGAAAAAATTGTCTACATATGATGAATTGTTTTTACTGTTTATTTTTTCATTACACTCTTGGTTCTCAATAGTAGGTAATTTTCGCAAAGAATCATCATCTAAATCATATTTACCAACCATATATTTGATGGGATCTAATAACGGAGAGTATTTAATGAAAACATTCTTTTCATATATATTCTTTTTATCAGAAACATGAAATAAATCCACAAAATAGTAATATTGAATAAGAGATACTTCATTATAATTAGATTGCTTCATATTAAAGAATATATCATATGTGGGAATGTAGTTCTGTATAACAGAAATATTGAATGGATTGTATAGAGATTCGCTGTCGTCACTGCACGGTACATATTGAGATTTAAGTTTATCTAGATTTAATTGCTCTAGGCTCTCATAGTTGATCTTAAATTTACTAAAAGATGACATATAAGGTGTAATAATAAAAAATCTAAATTGTTTAAACTAATAAATATAAGTGTTCGTAATAATATAAATTTTATAAATGTTTGTAATAGTATATGACATTAGAATTAAAAAAATTTAATATGCGTGATATTACCTTTAAACCGAATGAAAATAAGGGTCCTGTAGTCGTATTAATAGGAAGGCGTGATACAGGTAAATCCTATTTAGTTCGCGATATATTGTATTATCATCAAGATATACCAATAGGAACAGTAATTTCAGGAACAGAAGCTGGAAACGGATTCTACAAAGAACATGTACCTAAATTATTCATTCATGATGAATATAATACAGTGTTGATTGAGAACATTTTAAGGCGTCAAAAAGCAGTATTAAAACAAGTGAAAAAAGAAATGGAGACATATAAGAAAACAACTATTGATCCACGTGCATTCGTAATTATGGATGATTGTTTGTATGATCAGAGTTGGACACGTGACAAAATGATGAGGTTGCTCTTCATGAATGGGCGTCATTGGAAAATCATGTTGATTATCACTATGCAGTATCCTTTGGGTATTCCACCCAATCTACGTACAAACATTGATTATGTTTTCATTTTGAGAGAACCTTATTTGACAAATAGAAAGCGTATATGGGAGAACTATGCTTCTATGTTTCCTACTTTAGAGAGTTTTTGTTCTATAATGGATGCAACTACTGAGAACTATGAGTGTTTGGTTATTAACAATAATGCGAAATCAAATAAATTGACAGATCAGATATTTTGGTATAAAGCAGAGAACCATCCACAATTCAAATTGGGTAGTAAAGAATTCTGGGAAATAAGTAAAAATCTGGGTTCAGATGATGAAGATGAGGCATATGACCCTAATAATCATCGTAAGAAGAAGGGAACAAGTATAAATGTCAAAAAGACTAATTGGTAATAATTATTTTATATGTATGATTAATATATAAAATACAATGAAAACAAAACATAAAAAAAAGGGAGGTTCTCACAAAAGGACTTTGAAAAGAAGTACGAGGAAGAAAACAACATCAACCCAGAAGTTGCTTCCATACTTCACAGAAGTTCAACAGACAACATTTGAGAACCTGTTAAAAAAGGAGTTATCCGAATTATTGAAAGTAGAGAAAAAGGTAAAAACAAAATCAATAACAGCATTTAATGTTAGATTTTTCAAAAAATGGAAATCATATGCTGTTAATAATGCCAATATACAGAAATTAAATAAATTGAAAGAGGCCATAAGTTCTCTTTTTTCATCCAAAACATCGGTGTTTAACGATTGGTATGCGAAGGCCAAAGAAACAAAGGCATTTAAACAATTGGAGATTCAACCAGACAATGTGAGAACCTTATGTTTAAATCAAGTCAATATATATGTATTTCCTTGGTCAAATGATGCAATTGATGCTGTTAATCGTGAATATGTGGCATATGATGAATATGGTTGTATTGAAAATGAAACATTTTTAAATCCTCGTAAAGGTTCTCAAGAACCTAAGTGTGTAAACAAGCAACAGTTGGAAAAAATCCAGAAAGAAATGAAAGAAGAAAAGGAGAAAAAAGACAAAAAACATGTGGAAACATCAAGAGCAACAATGATAAGTCGCGAATTAATGGGTATTTGTAATCAATCCTTTATACAGGAGTTAAAAGAGCTTGAAATAAGAGAACATATTACAATCATCTCAGATTTATCAATATATGATAAACATTTTTTGCATGATATACTGAGTGTACATGACAATATTTATGACGATGTCATAGATATTATAAAAAGAATCCAAAAAAGAGAACTCAATGGTTATTATAAGGAAAATTCCAAGTTTCAAGATCTAGAAAAATTACAATTCAATTATGCATTAAGTCAAATGCTTCCTCAATTACCATGGTCTACACATATTCAAGAAGAATTGTATAAAATGGAGCATACAAAATTACAACAAGTAATGAAATCGGTTAAAGTTTAATTTCATCATCAAAAATAGTAAATACGTCCTTATCGTGAGTAATAATAATAATGTTCTCTTTTATGTGTTTAAAATCTTTGATGATACCAATGACTTCATTCTTCAATGAAGGGTCCAATGCGTTTGTAGGTTCATCCAGTATCAATATAGGAGAACTGTTGATTAAACCGCCAATCATATTGATAATTTGTCTTTGTCCACCAGACAAATTTTCACCTAATTGTCCAGAATCTTTATTGTATATGTCAATATTTTGGTATAATTTTGATATTTGTGGATATTTCATGATTTTTTCCAAATAATTATTACATTGGTTCTCATCCATGCATCCATAAAGCATATTGTCAATGACCTTCTTATCAAATAGTTTAGAGGATTGATTCACATATGTGAATTGATTACGAATAAATAACGGGTCAATGTCTTTAATATTGACATCATCAATGTAAATGTTGCCTTCATAATGATACATACGAAGAAGTAATTTCATAAGTGTAGACTTACCGCTACCGGATGGACCAGTAATACCAATAATCCTGTTATTTAAATCAATAGTAACATTTTTCTTATTAAATACGGTTTTACCAGTTGTGTATTTATAGTCAATGTTCTCAAATTTAATAGTATCTAATTTTAATTTCGGTTCAGAGTATTTCTTCTTTTCTAGTATTAAGTCAAGTTGTTCACTAACTTCTTTGAAATATTTGAATGAAATATTCATTCTTCCAATATATCCGGCAAATTCAGGTATTTGTTCAAAAACAGACCATAATTTATCTTTGAAGATATTCAGCATAGTGAAAGATGCAATAAAGTTGACCTTTGATATTTTTTTGTTAATAACTAGCTTAATTAAGTAAGTGAGAGAAATTAAAAATACTATCATTAATATAGAAGACATAATGGTAGATATTCTATTAGTGGCTAAATAATAACCTTTACCATGATTGGTATTATCTTTTTGTAGTTTTTCAAATTTCTCAGATTCTTCATTAACCCGTCCTCTGTATATGATTTTATCCATATTATTCAACAAGTCAATAATAATACCATCAGTACGTTGTGTGAGTTCTTCATATTCCATGTTTTTATTCAATAAATAACTAAATGAAAAATAGAAAATAAGTAATATTAAACTATTTCCGCCCAAAAATATTGTCATTAATGAAGGGTCAAGAAACCAGAAATAAATACCGATGATGAGAATATAGATAATATTAGGAACCATATAGCCAATGACGTCAAAAATGATTTGTGAAATAAGGTCGGCAACACGATGAATAGGAGAATTCAGTTTAGTGAAATTATCTTCACTGAAATTAATATTGTTGGTTTGCATGATTAGGTCCATTAATTTAAATCTAGCCCAAGGTTTCAATTCATAAACAAGACCAATTTGTGTAGAGTTAAACAAATAATAGCAAATATGGTATAATACAAAGAAGAAAGCCAACATATAGAAAACTCTCCAAATGGTGTTTGTTTTACCCTCAATATTATCAATTAACAGAGCTGTAAATTCACTAATACCATTTGTTTGAATGAGTCCTAAAGATACACTCATTAGAACTATGAATATTACACTACCAATATGTTCTTTAGAAAATTCTTGTACTAAATGGGTGAAAATATTGTTAATTTGCATATATAATAATATTGTATACTAATTTGATACAAAATTATTAAGATAATTTAGTCTTTAAGATAATCTGGCTTTTAATTCTTCATTGTATTTATGAGCCTCTTCGCTGGTAACGGCTTCACGTTCGTCAAAGTCCACTGTTTCACGAACACCGATAAGCTGACCATTTTCATCTAATTTCTGTGTCAATACATTGCCACTTTCTCTTGCCTTTCTGACGTTTTCTTCAATGGCTTTGCGCTTGGCCTCTTTAACACGATTATCAAACTCTTCCTTCGCCTTGACTTCGTTTTTAACCTTTTCATGATGGAGTTGATTGAGCTCCTCTTCCATGAATTCAATGCGACCAGTCTTGTAGGCATCAGGGTCCCATGGAATCCACATACCTACTGGACCAACAAATATATCGTGATTGGGGTCGGTTTCTCGTAGCTTTTTGCACTTCATTTCTGCCTCATCTTGATTTGGGAATACACCACGTATTTTAAGACCGCGGACAGAAGTTTGGAATTTATTCTGTTTATTAAATTCCTCATTTAGTTTCTCTTCATTTTGGTCTAAAAATGTCTTGTAATCATCTTCAACACAATATGATTTGAGCTTTTCCTTTTCGTCTTTTACATATTCCTGGAAATCATTCATCAAATCATCACTCTTGATTTTATATTTGTAACAAATAAAATTCAAAAATTCAACGGTTTTAGAGATAGATTTAGTAAAATCCCATTCTCTGACAAATTGTTCAAATATGAAATGGGTTCTCTGTTTCATAATATTTTCAGGAGATACAAATGACAAACATGCGAACTTTTGTCCAGCAATACTTGGGTCTTCATCGCATAGATCAATATATTTAGGATTAGGTTCTCCATTTTCCATTGTTTTTCTTTCAAAACCAGACATAATAATGTTTATTTGTAGTAAAATGTTTATATAGATTTATTGATTATTAATATTAGTTCTCAATAATTAAATTTGACAAAATAATAATTTATTTGTAATATATATAATGTCTGGTTTCGACTTTAGTGAATTATTGAAGAGAGCTATCAAGTACATCGTTGAAGGTGTTATGGTTGCTATTGCTGCTTATGCTATCCCAAAGAAGGCACTTAATGTAGAAGAAATCGTAGTTATTGGTTTGATGGCTGCTGCCACATTCTCAGTATTGGATGTATTTGTTCCTTCTATTGCTTCCAGTGCACGTGGTGGTGCCGGATTCGGTATTGGAGCCAACCTTGTTGGATTCCCAAGAATGATGTAAGAATCTACAGCTACAAATTAATTATATAATTATACATTTATAACTATATATGAAGTCATATTGGTTTGATCCACAACACACTGGTGCATTACGTATTATGGATAGTAAAACAAAAACTATTAGAAGTGCGGATTCCAATAAAGAAATATGGGTAGTTCATTATACACAAAAAGGTAAAACGATCAATGTGGATTTTAGCACGAAAAATGGTCACAGAGGAAATAGAATAATAGAAGCCACATTTAGTGATAGAAATAATACACTTTTGTGGAGTGATGGTAACAAATGGCAACGAATAAGAGTTGATCCGCATATTGTTCTCAAATGAATTATGGTTAAAATATAAATATTATGTTATAGTTTACATAATATTCACTATGCAAAACATCTATGAAGAGAATTATACGAAAATAATTGAACCTATATATGGTAAAAAAGGAGAACTCAAACAAGATGAACTTTTTACTATGCATATAAATGCATTTCATAAATTTCAAATAAAAGAACGAACAAGTTTTTGTGATAAAGATACTTATACTATAGACCCTGATGGCTGTTTAGATGCCGACGATGCATTTAGTATTTATGAAGAACATGGAAAATTGTATTTAGCAATTCATATTGCCGACCCAACAGAATATATAGACATTCAATCGCCATTGTGGGAAGATATAAAAACGAGAACCACTACAAAATATTTGTCAAATAGACCTCCGATACATATGATGCCAAAGGAAATATTGGATTTGTCTAGTTTGATGGTTAATTCAAAAGGAGATAATAAAAAGGCAATAACAATATTGACAGAAATAGATAAAAATACATACAAGCCAGTAAATTCAATCAAGCTCTTATACACAGAATTAAAAGTTAAAAAAAAGAACGCGCTTACTTATTATGAAGCATCAAAGAGTAATCTGGAAGAGATAAAAATAGGATTATTAATCGCAGATAAATTAAAAGAAATAAGGGCGGAAAAAACAAAAGGGGTTAAATTGAATGAATTGTCAATGGCATATGTGAAGTATAGTGAACATGATATATACTTGTATGTTGATAGCGAAGAAGAGAAGAAAGTGAAACAAATGATCGCAGAGTTTGCCATTTTTGCGAATTCATTTGTGGGTGAATACTTGAAAATTAATCTGAATATGGGAATTTTTAGAACTTGTCAAGCAAATGAATGGTTACGGAATCTATATTCTGATATATCACCAGAAGATATGATTAAAGAAATTATTACAAATGGAATCAAGGCGGATTATTTGTCTAATGCTGAAAGTCATGATTTGGTAGGAATGCCAGAATATTGTCATTTTACATCACCAATAAGAAGAGTAGCCGATTGTATATGTCATTATTTATTGAAATATATTCATTTGAAACCCATTGTGGATTGTCCATTTGACGATAATGAACTAATGATATTGGCAAATTGTTGTTTGATGGAAACGAAAAAAGACAAAAAAAATCAATATTTAGATACGAAATTTAGATTGTTACAAGTTATGAGTAAATTATTGGAGAAATTTCCCAATATAATTATTGAGTATTATATTACATCTTATAAGGGACTATTTTTAAATTTAATAATTTCAAAAATAGATGAATATAATGTACATATGTCATATACATTACGAGTATCCAATTATAAAAAGGAAATAAATCCAAAGGAAAAAAGAAGTTTGAGAGTATCAGAGGTGAATTGTTTTACAAAATACGACCAAGGCACTATTCCAGAATTGGATAATGAATTATTATACACACATTTCTGAAAATATCAATTCGGCTGTGATATATTTATTTTTTTGATTTCTTAGTTTTACGTTTACTAGATTTTTTATTCTTTGTTTTGCCGCCCAATAGCTTAGGATATTCTGGTGGCATTGGTTTTGGATTATCAACCCCAACCACTGATTTAAACTTTGCTTGACCCACTAATTTCATATTTAGCTTAGGATAAAAATTCATTCCTTCTTTACTTGACGTAAGACTAATTGTTAGTAATTTTGTTTTCAAAAAGTTATACAAATGTCTATAAGCTAATGAACCTACGCCTTTAAAAATAGTATTGCTTGTGCAAAATACTTTAATAATTATTTTTGTTTCCTTCTTTTGTGTTAGCTTTTTCTGTATTCGCATAAATGACGCAGGAACATTAGCATATTTTAACACATATATAGATTCTTCTTTCTCAAATGTATTCTCAGGCTTTTCAATATCAAACACTTCGTGATCATGACATGTTTTTTTAAAATCACCCGGGACATTCTTGTATAATTCTTTATATTTATCTTCATCTAAAAATTCAAAGTAATTACTGTCTATAAAATATGGGTATTGTGTAGAATATGGATTTGGTGAATAAATATAATGTTTTACACCTTCAACAATTGCACCATATTGTAATAATAACTCTTTCATTTTTTTATCTTTATTCTTTAATGCAATTTGTAATGGTGTTTCTCCATTTTTATTACTAGTATTTACATCTGCACCATTGGAAGCTAATAATTCTACGATTTCATAATTTTGTTTCTTAACACTATTCAAAATAGGACTATTATTAGAATAATCCGGTAAATGCACATCAGCACCAACTAAAACTAGCTCTCGTATAATATCTGTTAAACCTTTTTCACATGCAAAATTTAAGCATGTATAACCATTATTATCTGTTAGATTTAATAAGGGATAAAAAGTTTTTATATAACTTATAACTGTCAATGCAATATCAACATTATTAGCAGAAATAGCCATGTGTAGAGGTGTCCAACGAAGAATATTTGTTTGTGTATACTCATCTAATACATTCCACACAGCACCCTCATAATCACCTATAAGAACCTTCACAAGGTCGTTCGAACCATAATAACAAGCAACGTGTAACGGTCTTTCACCATCGTTATCTGATTCCATGGAATAACCAATTACATTACATAAATAATCTACAATGGCTATATTATTATTCTCACACGCAATATGCAATAAGTCCCTGCCGTTACTATTTTTAATATTCATTCCATTTTCATCTGTCATCATCGCACCTTTTGCAATTAATTCCTTCATTTTATCTAAGTCGTCATCACTACATGCAATTAATAGTGGTGTATTTCCATCTCCATCAACAAGATTGATTTCGGCTGGTACTTCTGCACTTCCACCACCACCTAACATAAATGAAGTATTGTGTTGTTTTACAGAAAATATGTTTTTAAATAATTCAGAATTGGATTTTTTTTTATTACCGCCAAATCTAATTTGTGGTTCATTATAGAATAAATCAGGTGGGTCATTTTCATTCACCATAACATAATACATAGTCTCACTGTCGCTTCCAGGAGTACTTAACATGTTTTGTTTTTGGAAAAATCCATCGGACGTTGGAAATGACTCTATTTCAATTTTCGGATTTTTTGTTTTAAAAAAATTGTATAAATGAATATATGCCACAGCTCCTGCGCCTTTGAATAAGTCTTTATTTGCGCATAAAAATTCAATGTATGCCATTGAAGCTTGAGTGTGACCATAAAAATAGAATTTCATCATAACAGCAGGCACATTGTTATATGTTAATACATATATTGCACGATTATATCTTTTATCCTCCATTTCATATTTATTTTCGCTTAAAGCAATATTAAATTGTGTAATCCATGGACAAGAATCTCTGGCATGTATTTTAAATAATTTATAATAATATTTCATTTCTTTATCATTTATTTTATGAAAAAAGTCAGTATCTTCATAAGTGATATGAGGTGAATAGATATGATGTTCTAATCCTTTTTCAGTAGCACCATACTCAATTAGTAATTTTTGTAGTTCTTTGTTTTTCCATGATATTGCATATACTAGAGGTGTATTATTATTATCATCAACCGCATTAACATCTACACCATGGTCTAATAATAAATGTGCAATATCCATACTTTGTATTGAGGCTTCATTACATAAAATATGCAATCCATTTTGGTTACGAGTATTTTTTATATGTAAATTCGCCCCATTATCAAGTAAATGTTTCACAATGTTGAAGTTTCCTGATAATATAGCACTAAATATTGGTGTATATCCATGTGAGTTTTTAAGGTTAATATCAACAAGTGATTTATTTACCATGAAAATAACTAACTCTTCCAATCCATAATAACATGCTAACCCAAATGGTGTACCGCTAGTGGCATTTCTCATATTAGGATTTGCTCCATATTTTAGCAATAATATAAAAATTTCATAATATTTTTTATTATCAATTTCTTCGGTTCCTTCTGATATCATAGAAATGACATAATGAAGAGGTGTTAATCCATCACTATTCTTAAAATTTATGTCAGATACTAATTTAATTGAATCTTCAATTTTATCTATATTTCCTTCGGTAATTACATCAAATAAAGAACTTCTAACTTCTTCTAACGGTAATTGTTTACTTGAACGATTATTTGGTTTTACTGATTTGTTTGGCATTAATGGCGTATCTCTTTCTAAATTGATGGTACCAAATTCATTTTCTTCAAAATATTTGATAATTTTTAAATTACCTCTTCGTTTTGCAATATCAACAGGGGTTTCTGCTTCTCTTCGTCCTGAAACCCAATCATTAAATGGTTTAGATTTGATAATTCCTGCACCATTTTTATGAAGTAATTTAACATATTTTAAATTATCATCATCACAAGCATAATGTAATGGCGTTCTCATATTATCATCTAATGCATTAACATCTGCCCCTTTTTTTATTAATAATTCTGTGATCTCTTTATAAATAATATTCTTACATGCTAAATGTAAAGGCATGACTCCATTACATTTTTCATTTATATCTACACCTAATTCTATGAGACGTTTCAAAAAATTTAAATTCATTCCATAGTAGAAGCTATAATATAAATAGTTACATGCATATTCTTTATTTATATAATTCATTTTAACACCGCTATTAAGTAAATATAATGCTATATCGTTTAGTTGTAATTCAATCGCAATTTGCAAAGGAAATTTATTAACGCTGTTTGACATATTGACATCCACGCCAGACTCAACACAAAGTTTCACGGTGTCAATATCCCCTTGTTCTATTGCAACGAATAAATCTTCGCTGGTTAAGTTGCTTAAAAATTTTGATTTTGATTTTGATTTTGATTTTGATGATGCTGATGATGAAGGTTCTTTATCTTCTTTCAATGGTGAACGTCTTCTTGTGCGATTACTCGGTTTTAATGGTTTGTCGCCTTCTGGACTTTCTTCCTTTATGAAATTATTTTTACTTTTACGGGTTTGTCTTGAACTCATATATATATATAAAGAATATTTATATATACATAGTTTCTCTAAATTTTTTTACATTTTTCTACACCAAGGAAAAAGGTCATTATATTAAAATTCTTATTATGATCACGTTTTTGTTTTTTCCAATAGTTATATACACCATAAGCAATAACAAAGGGTAATGAAGTATATGTCAATGAAAGCATATTATACAATATAACAATATTACGTATACCGGCCTGATTTACTTCTATGGATTCATTTGTCTCCTTTATATTATCAATAATAGACTTTTGTGTCAAAATGAATTCACTAGGTATTACCTTTTCTAGTCCCAATTCACTCAAATTCACTTTATATAACAAATAAATAGAAAAAGCAAAAATCAACAAGCAAATAAACACAACAAATGTAAACGCATCCATTTTAGATGTCATAACAAATGTAAAGTAAATAATAAAACTATAAAAAAGTGATTGAAGTAAATAATTATATTTTGAAAAATCATAATTAAGAGAAAACCCTTCTTTATTCACTACAATAGATTCAGGTGTATACCAATTTAAGATAAATGTTAGTAAATAGATAGAAACAAATAAAATCAAATGTTTAACATAGAGATTTCTGTTTAAAAAGCGCTGAATAGAGCAATTAAGCAACATGTTTATATTTGTACTTATTAGCAGTAAATAAATGAAAAATAGCGACAACATAAATTGGTTAAGAGTTTCAACGTTCATATATTATAAAGAAATATTATAAACATTCAACATAAAATCTATTTATCTTCAAGGGTTTATATTGGAAACTCGGTCTTTAATAGATAATGAACAGTCAATATTATTGAGTATTTTTCCTGCTAAATCAATTACAATATGTTCTTTCCATAACTTTTTATTAAATAACCTATTCATTTCTGTTGACAACGTATGAACTACAAGTTCATCTTTTAATGTTGGTTTTTCCGGTAATGTGAATTTATATGATAAATGTAAATTATTATTTCCATATATTTCCCCTTTTTTTAAACGTTCTACTTCTTCTTTTAGAGAATCAATTTGTTCATCCGTTAATTCAATTGTTAATAATTTGCCAAATTCTATTTTTAGTAAATTCAACAGAGTATTTTTAATATCATCTATATTAAACATATTTTCATTTATCAATTCATGAAGTATATGTTTTGATAATTCATTTTCTGATTCGTCGGATTGCATAGGTGGTGCGCTTGCCTCTACTTCTGTGACTACTTCTGCTTCAGGATATACTTCTGTCGCTTGTACAACACTATCACCTTCATCAAAAAAATTATTTATTGTTTTTGTAACTATTTGATCTCTAGGTGTTTCTTTTTCAACTTCAGAAGGAATAGGTATTGCTGTTGGAATTTCTCTTTCTTCTTCTTCTTTGACCATTGTATATATTATTTAACTATTTTTGTTTTCTCTTTCTTTCTTTTTTTCTTTTCCGTATTTTTTTAAATGTTTTACTATGTAATTTTTTACTTCCTCCTTTCCCCGTTAGTCCTTTGACGGTACTTTCATCACTTTCCTGCGTAGAATCTACGTCGTATTTTTTTTCATGTTCTATATTATTAATATTCTCACCTGGAGTCTGCATCACCTCATCTATAAGATAATCTTTGTATTCCAGACCTTTCAACGTTCCAACCAATGTAGATGTAAGAGATTTTTTAAAATCAGAATCTTCAAATATTTTTGGTATTATCGTTTCCAAAATTTCAGAAATTTTATCTGAATATGCCACCTTATTGTCGTCAAAAACTTTTTTCATTAATCCACACCCCTTTTTATATAAAGCCTCATTCATTTGGTCAGAATTTTCTATATTTTCTTTCACCATAGAACTAATTGTACCATCTAGTGCACCACTTGATAATACCCCTTGTATTTTTGATTCATCACACATTTATATACTTAATACATATAAATTTATACAATAAAACAAAAAATTGAATGCGTTTAATAATATTTTATTAAATAGAAAATACTATATGTCGTCAACATTAATAAAACTAAAAGCATCAACTCATAATCAAAAAACAAAAAAGAATCAAAATTCAATATCAAATGAAGAAAAATCCAAATTGTGGGCGTTGTTTGACGCTGAAAAAGAAGAAACACAACAAGAGGATAGTGAAAATCAGGGAACAATATGCTCATATTGTAATAACATATTGATGATAGCCGAAGATGGATTACCTACATGTGCAAATAG